AACTAGAGCTAGAAAGAGTATGCAGACAATTAAAGAGGCTGCTCAAAACGTGAGGAAACAAATTCAGACTATTAAAAATAGTTAAAATAATAAAGGGGGCTTTTGCCCCCTTTTTTTTTGTTACATCTCTTGCTTTATCTCAATTAGTTATTTACGCTTTTTTTTAACCATCTTCATTGCACCAATTAATCCTCCTGCTAACCCACCTAAAGGTCCACCTAGTGCCATGCCCGCTAATGCTGGATTTTTCTTAGCAAATTTACCAACTTTTCCTACAACTTTTCCAAGTCCTCCACCTAAAGCTTTACCTAAAAACTTTTTTGGAGAATCTTTTTTCTTTATTGATCCGCCCACACCTTGGTTTACATCAGCAACTTTTTTTGTAATATCTTTAATTTTGTTCTTTAACCTTTCACCATCTGCTCTACCTACTTTAAGTTTAGCTGGAGAATCTTTTGTTTTTACATTATCTAATTTTGATTTACGCACCCTTTTAACACCATCAGCCACTGCTTTCATCGCATTGAAAGCACGTGTTGTAACATGCTTCTTACCACTAGTTTTTTCTTTTATCTTTTCACCAGCTCCTCTACCTTGTTTAAAAGCTTCTTTAACCTTAAGTTTAGCTGGAGAATCTAAGATCTTTTGTTTTAAATGATCTGGTAAATTCTTTTGATTACCAACTAAAGGTTTGTTCATTGGTGATATATCTTTTCCGAAGTTTTTTCTCATAGGTCCTTCTTTACCCGCTTTCATTTTAAATGCCATAGCTATTGAAATTTATTTAGTATTATTGTATCAATAGAATTTTGCACGATCTTTTTATCGGCATCTAATTGAAACATAATGTTTGGATTAAACCTACATTTTTCTACACCATTATCAAATATAACAACCGTAGGTATAGCTGTTATATTGTATTCTGTTTGTAAGCTAGTACAGTGCATTATATCAACCCTGTATTTACCAGCTTCTTTTAATTTTGTTATTTCATTAAATTGATTAGCAGAATTCCAGTCAGCCCAAAACTCTACAACGGAAATATCTTTAGCAATTTTATCGTCAAAGTTACTAGCAGTAATAACTTCTTGAGCTAACCCCATCGCTGTACCAAGAAAATATATTATTAATATAGTAGCAACATACGCCCAGGTTGTAATGTCTATTCTTTTTTTCATTTTCTTAATAGTTTTATTTCCTCTTTCAACTCATCCATTTCTTTTATTACTGCATCAATTTTATTTCTGGCCATTTGATCTTTCATATTAAACTCCATACGAGTTGGTGGCCAAGTATTAGTAGCCGCTGGATCGCCCATATCTATAGTGTATGTACCAGTTCCTGGTTTAGGTAGCTCTAAAGCTTTCTGAACTTTATCTTCTAGATCTTCAAACTTAGAATTTATACTAGCCATTAAACCAAAATAAGCAGATACAACTGTAACTACTGCTACAACTATACTGATTAATGTTTTAACGCTTACCTGAAATTTGCTGTCTTCTGATAATTCTTTAGCCATATTTTTCTTCGTATTTTTTAAGCGCCTCTCTTTGTTTTCTTTGTTCTTCGAGTAACTGTTCTCTAGTAAGACCCAACCCTCGCTTAGCTCTTTCTAAGCTAGTTTCTTTTTTCTTTGTCTTTGATTTCTTTGTCTTTGGTGGATCAGTCTTTGTAAAAGCTGAATATCCTTTCATTTTAAACGCCATATTACTTTGTTTTATAATAAATTTTACCATCTTCTATGTATAAACCTTGTCTCACTTTAATCGCTTGCCCATTAATATTATATATTACACTATTTTGCCTAGATTTATCTAACAACTCGTCTATACTAGAGTCACAAGGGTAACCTGTATCGCAATCAATGTATTCAGTAACGTACTCTACAAACTCTACGTATTCTATTTCTACAACCGTATCGTAAACTATTACATCAACATATTCAATAACATCAACGAATAATGTATCTAATACATCCTCGTAAACAAATACAGTATCAGTTATATAAATGTATTCCGGAACAAAAGTTTCGATCTCTACAGTATCTAAAACGATGTTATAAACATATTCAGTTTCAACTATGGTGTCAAAAACAAATTCAACCTCAGTTAATGTTATAAAAACAGTATCACAACCTAGTGGTGGACCTATAGGACCGCAGTCACCTATTGTTGTTGGTTCAGCTTCTGCTTCGTCAGCACCGTCCGCACAATCTTCCCAGCCATCATTTAAATAAAACAAACCGCCTTCACCATTAGGCACGCAGCCGTTAGGTGAGTACTGCGTCCAGTTTGCTGGATCATCTCCACAGAAAAAACCGTTCTGCGCTACACAAGCTAAACATAATTCTTGAAAATCGTATTCTTGCGCATTAACAAACGAGCCAATAAACGCGAATATTATTATAATATATTTCTTCATAGTTATTTCTTTTTATTTTTATTTGTAGCAAAGTCCATAGCATCTCTATAACCAGTTGCGCCACCAAATCTTTCTCTATCTTCAAAACTGTATCCAGCTTTTTTTAGCAACTTGTCAGCTTTCATCATTTTCTTATTTGACTTATCAAATTTTTTCTCATTAAAATTAGGCGAGTCAACAGTTGTATTACCTACATTTTTTCTTATTAATCTTTTTGCTTTTTTAGTTCTTATCTTGTTACCAAAACCAGAAAAGCTTTTCATTTTAAACGCCATAATTAAAATATTAAATAGTTAAAACCAAACTTCACTTCATATACTGGTTTATCCCAGTATTTCATATGAGTTCCTTCAATGAACATCCCAAGTGATTTAGTAATTCTTGAACCAAACACAATACCAGCATCCCACTCGATATTGTCGTACTTTTCTTTTCCATACTCAAATGAATATTTATCTAATCCATAATGTAACGGTAAGCAGTTAGCCCACACATGCAGCCATAATTTAGGTGTGTACTTATAATAAGCTAAGCCTACAACAGCACTTAACTCTCTTTGTGAACCTAACTTTTCTAACTCTTGCTCATTAAACCTAGCAACAGCGTCGCCAAAATAGTGGTGGAAAAACTCGTCGTTTGAGGTAGCGATAAGTACGGAATCTCCACCACTAACATCGTACCAATTCTGGTCGATATAAAATCCTTGTATCCACATTTCTGGAGCATAGCCAAAGTCTTCAGCTAGATCTTGAAACGTTGATTCACCTGGTACCCAAAAATCTTCTATTGGATTAACACCGTATACTGGGTGTATTCTACCAACAGCACCAATTGTAAAATCCCAATTACCTTTAGTTAACCTAAATCTGGTATCAAACGATCCAAACTTTAAATTAACTCTTTGGTTGTCTGTGTACTGTAATTTAGTAACACAGCTGTTACCTAGATATCTTAACCAAAGGTTTTGATTGGTAAATTTTTCTCCACGTTCACGAATAAAAGAATAGTTAAGTAAGTATTCCCAACCAATAGCATTACCTATAGTTACGTTATCACTTACTCCATCTTCAGTTCCGTAATACCACGTCTTAACCTTATACTCATAATCCATACGAGCAATTTTCCTAAGTCCTATGGTTAAGTTGTAATCATAAGGATTAACTTGTGTTACATCTTCATAACCTTTGTTTACAGCGGTGTAATCTTCTGTTTCAACAAATGAAGTACCCATTGTCATTGAAGTATAAAATGTTGAGTACTTAAAAAAATCTTTTATTTGAGAAGTACAAATAGTACTTATCATTAAGAATAATATAATTATCTTTTTCATATTGCTTTTTTTAATAATCTACTCCTTTTACACCGTATTTTTTTTCTCTTTCTATTTTAGCTTGTTTATTTTTTTCCAAAGCTTCTTTAATAGCCTTGTCCACTGAGTTGGGGTCAGCTGAGTGGGTAAACTTTTTTGTTTTAAATTGAGGTTTTTCGCCGTCTTTTTTAAAACCTGAAAAGCCTTTCATTTTGAATGCCATAGTTATGTTGTTTTATATGTTATTGTTACTGTTTCACCACAATCAATAGCTTCTGCTATACGTGGGTATATTCTTTTATAAGCTTGAGTTGATTTACCTATAAAACCGTCCTTCTTGATTTGATTGTTTTCTTGTGAGTCTCCGACGAGTAGGCAACCTGCCGTGTGCTCGTCAGTATTGCCGCAGTGAATAAGAATATACTCAAAACCAGGCACATCAAGAACATGAAGCATGCCAATGTGAATACTATCAAAGCGCTGCGAATACTTCGCGTGATAGCCACCAACTTTGCGTAAACCCAAGTTGTAAGTTCCTTCAGGTATTCTTGTCTCGCCATATTTTTTCTCATCTCTATATTCATCTTCAAGAGTGTATGCTAAAAATTTATTATTTGTTTTATCTATTAATATTCCGTTAGTACTATCAGTACCACTAGAAAATCTAATTACTTCTAATTCCATATCATCTTAGTATTACAGATATATTAGGTGATGTACCTGCTGTTGTTATTCTTAAGTTAAAACTATTACTATTAAAACTAACATTATCTTCTAACACTAAACTAGACTTTACAGGTATATCAACTTCTTTTATTAGTGTAAAAGTATTAGTACCGTCATACAGGTCTACTGTTATAGTAACAGCATTACTAGTGTTAACATTAGCAATTAATATCTTGTTTATATTACCACTTGTTGTTCCACCTTTTCTTATTACAACAGTAGTTGCTGCACCTGTTATGTTTTTATAAACTGCCATTTTATGTTAAAGTTAATTGTACGGTTTTTGAAACATCTCCACTACCAAAGTCTTTAACTACAGTTACTACAACAGCATATCTACCTCTATCTTCTATCATGTCGCCAAAAGAAACCACAGTACCACTAGGACTAGTAATGGCATTAGAATTTTTACTACCTTTTACAGCAATTTTACCCTCCTTTAAAGAGTTTCTATGTTCTATTTGAGCACTGTTTATAAACTTCATTTTAATAGTTTGTAACTACACGCTGCAACAACGATAGCTGTTATACATATTGGACAAGGGCACATTATATTTCTAATCCAAAGTTTAATATCATTAATCTAAATCTAGTACACTTGCCTTTATTTTTACAAACCCAGCAAGGACAAAACATTAATTCAAATACCGTCAATGTACTTATTCTTAATGCTATTTCGTATCTATCTTTTTTGTTACCTGATTTCCAGGAGTTTATCCAATTTATCATATTTATTATTTTAGTTTAACAATTCCACCTACGTCTAGCGGCTTTACCTCTTTCGCTGGTCCAACTTCTTGATCTAGCACAGAAAGATTTTCTACGCTTAGAATCTTTGCTACCAGCTTTTAACTTAGATGGTTTAGTAGTGACAGCAGTCTGCAAATTACTACCTGGATTATTACGCTTATATTCATCAACACCTTTTTGAGTAATACCCCCACCAGCTGCAGCGCCAGTAGCGCTCTTGTCTTTAGAAACAGGGTTAAAGTTTTTACCTCTACCTATAGTTCTACGAACATCTGGTTTTTTCTTTTTAAAAGGATTACTTGTTTGTATATAAGCCATTATTCTCCACATTTTTTATCTGGATTAGCAACCTGTCTCCAGTCTTGCTTGACCCAGTCTCTTAAACCTTTACTTCTAGTACTGCCATCTCTAATCCAACTTTTACTACTTCTAACTTTTTTACCTTTATCAGCAGCAGCTTTTTTAGCGTTAATAACTTTTTGCCTTTCTTCAGAGCTCATACTACGAATCTTGTTTGCTGGTAGACAAACTTTTCTTGTTGCTTTTTTAAAAGGATTTGACTTCTGTATATAAGGCATTACACTTTGTTTTTTATATGTTCAAACATTTCTTTACCTAACTTTTCACCCATCTTACTATCAGATTTATAATGAGCTTTAGCTATGTTTCTACTTTTAGATATATTTCTACCAGCTTGCATAAATTGTTTTGCAGCTTGTGGGTGTTTCTTAGCTAGCACCATACCAATTAAAATACCTTGTGCTGAATGACCACTAGGATATGATGGTGTTTTCATGGAGCTCATTTCGTGATCTTGCATTTTAATACCTAATTTTTTAGCTATAACCTTTGGCCTTGGTCTGTTGAAATGTTTTTTTAATTTCAATATTATAGGTGCTGACTTTTTTATTATACTACCAACTAAAGTACTGTCGTAGTTTTTTACATTATTTTTAACAGCAACATCAGCAAACGTTTTCTCTACATTGTCATACTTCTTTACATTACCTTTATCCATGGGTATAGAATTAATTTGCTTTACCTCCTGCATTGTTTTAAAAGAATTATCAGAAGGTGGTTTTATATTTTTAAACTTATCTATATTAAAACCTTTAAACATTTTTGTTTTGTTTTTTTAATGTAATCTTAGCCTGCTTAGCTAATCTTGCTTGCTCCATTTTACCCATAACCTTAGCTCTTTGTTCCAGCACTGTTAGTATTTGTACTTTTCTAGCATACGGTTTATTTATATTCATCACTTTAGATATAGTCTTTCTAGCATCAGCAACTGTAGCAAACTTAATACCAACAGTATCTTTAGGATTTTCGTCTGTATATAATCTTCTGCCACTACCTTTAGGTTTTTTACCGGTTCCAACTAGTGGATCTTTTTTAAGAGGTGAATCTTCTTTTTTACCTAAACGTTTTCTTACTATGTTCATAACAGTTTTCATCTTACGAGCATAGCTAGGGTTTTTACCTCTATTAAAAACGTATTGTTGATTTAAACTACTTATTATTTTAGATAAATTACTTTTCCTAGTTTTAATTAACCACGATGCTAAAGCGCTAGGTGCTAGTTCTTTAAATTTACCTTTAGCGTCTGGTGCGTCTGAATCGTGCCATGTAATTGACTTGGATGTTTTCTTTGCCATTGCTTAACACTTGTGATTAGAAGCCCACATATTAGCGTACGCGCTAGGATATACATCAAACTTTCTTTTAGCTGCAGCCTTTTGACAAGGCTTTAGTTTCTTCATAGGACCACTAATAGCTTTATCTATTTTACTAGCTTGATTAGCGTGAAGCTTACTAGCTTTTTTTAATTGAGTAGAAACTTTATTTAATGAAGCCTTACTTAATTTAAAAGGATTAGTCATTTGCTCGGCTCTACGTCTACCGCAGCCAGTTCTAGGTATAGGATTATTTTTCTGTATATATGCCATATTTATTATTATTACACGTTTATTGGTGAGCGTAACATCTTTTGTTACTATTCTTAGTAGTGTTCTTACATCTACCACCACTTTTTTTCGTGGCCGTACACCTAACTCTATTTTTATCGTCTTTTTTCTTTTTGGATTTTCTTTTATCTTTAACAGCTTTTTTAGCGGCTTCAAGCTCTTCATCTTTTACACCTATATCCCATCTTGACCACCCCATAAATAAAGCAACACGCTGCCACATAGCATGATTACCTGTTACAGCTTCTTCTACGTTGTTAGCTTTTTTAACTATTCTAGCTATAGGAATATTTGTTAAAGCTTCTATAACGTTTGATATAGCAACTAGGTTAGGGTTTTCTATACGAGCACCTATTTCTTCGCTAACACCCCTGTTGTATTGTTCCGTTTTTAAAGCGTTATATATCTTTCTTATTTTACTACCAATGGGTGGTGACAATTGTAAAGCTTCAACTATTGTTCTACCATCATCTCTACCCCAACCCTTTTGGCGTTCAGCTTGATATCTTAGTGCTGTGTTTTTAATTGCAGCAGCAATAGCTCCATATATACCAGTACCTCTTAATAAAGAATCTAAGGCACCATTAGCAACTCTTTCTATTTTTTTATCTGTCTTTTCATCTTCTTCTTCGTGACCAAATAAAACAAATATCAACGCTGATTGTAAGGCACCAAACACTAGATTCTGTACCATACCATAGTATAATATTTTTGATACATTAGTTTTCATATCACCTCTTCTATTAACTAAATCAGATAAAGCTTTTTTAGTTAAACGAGTATATTGCATTGTAACATTTTGAAACGCTAGTATTAATCTACCTAGTACGCTAGCTTGTTGTTGAGATATTAAATCTTCTCTTGAAGACTGTTGAGTTTCTTCAGCTATCTCTTGAAAATCAAGCATTGCTTTTTCATTAGCTTGAGCATTAGAAAACCCTTGTTTTTTATAAGTATTAAATCTATTTCTATAAAAAGAAGCTCCACCTAAAGCTATAGCAAAACTATCTGCTGCTTGCGTTGGCGTAAAACCTATTTGTAATAAATACTTTATAACGGCGTTTGCTTTTTGAGCATATGTATTACCACCTTCAGCAAAGGTATTTGTTAGTTCAGATGCTGAAACATCTGTTTGTAAACCAGCTCTTCTTTGTTTTAGTTGATCAGAGTTAAACAACATTGCAAAGTCTGACCAAAATTGTGGTTGATTAGCAAAAGCCTTGCTCGCTTTAAACACATTGTTATCACTCCAGTTAATAAAGTTAACAGTTGATATAGTCTGCAGCAATGCAGATCGCATGTTAAAAAACATAATAGCACCTATAGAACCGTTGATCCAACCAAGAAAAGCATTTACGTTTCTATCATTACTTTGTAATCTATTAGTACCGTTTTCCATACGATATAATATATTTTCTAAAGCTTCTCTAAACTCAATACCGTGTATCGCTTGTATTTTATTCATGTTGTCTGGCGTAAATATAGATTCTACGTTTTCTAAGTATTCTCTTAAAAATTGTTTTCTACCTATTTTATTTACGATGTTATTAAGATCTGTAGTTATTGTTTCTAAAGACCAGTTTTGATTTGGTCTAGAATAACCTTCTTTAACTCTAGTTATACGACCAAGTGCATCAGCAAAAGCCTTTACTTCTGGATTATTATTAATGTATTTTAATAATTTATTTTGTATTTCTGGTGTTATACCCGGCACTTCAAATCCAGCTTTATTCCACAGGTAAACCCTAACAGCTGAGTCAACGGTAAATATAGTTCCAGGTACTTTTTTATTTAACATCTTTTTAACATCAGGCATACTCTTTTTTAAAGCTTTGTAATCTTGAGATATAGCCTGTTTATATCTATTCCACTGTCTAATACCCTTAGCGAATGGATCAAGCAACTTCATTTTAAAGTACTTCATGTGCATATCGCCTTGTCTACCTTTACCTAAAAATCTATATAATAAACCTTTAAAATCTTCAGCTGACGGTGGAACAAATAATCTAAACCAGTTTTTGTTTCTACCCATTTTAACAGCTTCTTGGTAGGAAAATACTCTACCTCTATTTATACCTGAAGATTCTTCTAGTATAATATTAAAGTTTTCACTTGCAGTTCTTTTAAACTTTAGCTTAGCTTGAACAACTTTAGACTTAATATCTAATTGATTTAATACATTCTTAACAGCTTTTACGTTTGGTAAGGCGTCATCTACAAAATACATATCATTGTATCCCTCTGCAAACTTTTCTAGCATCCAATTGGCTTTAGCCTCGCCTCTACTATCTGCTAGTCCAGTTATGTTTTTAAACGGTATATTTATACCTTTAGATTTTAACCAACCATCAATAGCTGTATCAGCTTCTTGAGGTCTAGCAGTTAATATAAAAACATTTTCTGATCCATATTTTTCTATTTGATTTTTCATTTTTTGAAGCAATGGTCCTTCGACACCACCCCTTACGTTTACAAAATCATCAAAGTTAAATGTGTAACCTAAGGCCTGTAGTTCAGGTCCTCTTGTAGGCCAATCACCAGACTTTATTCGCTCTGTTTCGTTAGTTATAGGGTTTGTTGCTACAACAAAGTTTTCACCATCAATAATAAGTGTTTCATCAAAATCAAAAGTTGACATACCTTTACTGTTCATATCAACAAACGTATAACCTCTCTTTTCTAAATCAGCTTGTATTTCTTTGTTTTGCTTCTTAATTAACTTAGCTCGTTTGTCAAAAGCTTTTAACATGTTGTTATCTGCTGTTATTTGCTTAGAAGTTCTTTTGTATTTTATTTGTGATACCGCTACAGCAGAAGCTTTAACCTTTTCTAATGTAGTGTTACCTTTGAAGTATTCTATCAAACCTTTGTTTTGAGCATCAACTACAGCTGATTGAGCTGCTTCACTTAATTGATTAAAGTTATCAACATTAATGCTAAAATGCTCCGTAATTGTTTTACCGTTTTCTATTAATATATATTTGTTTAAGTCTATGTTAGCCATAGCGTATCTAACTATAGATAACAAACCCTTCATACCTTTTATTTCACCTTGTAAAACTCTACTTATTATTTCAGTGTAAAAACCAGACTCTTGTTCGTTTGTTATAGATGAACTTAATTTACTTTGTTGCAGCAGGGTGTTATCAGATTCTAGCAAAGCCATTTGAGCATAAGCTTCTTCTAATACCAAAACTAGTTCTTCTACTTGATTATTTTTAATAGACTGTAAAATTAACTTGCCAACATCGCTAGCCATTAGCATGTGCTCTTGTTCTACCTTTTGATTATATATAACGTTGCCGTTTTTATCTACAGGTAAAGCTACGATGTTAGCACCTTTTCTAATTATATGATCTGTATTCTGTTGAGAGTCTACTATAAAACTAGCAATAAATTTTATGTCTTTAGGAAACTGATCAACGTGCGCTTTTGCTTTTCTAATAAAGTCTATTAACTTCTTTTTATTTTCATTAGAATATTTAGCAAATTCTTTTCCAGTTAAAAACTCTTGTCCTCTTACAGCGCTACCAACATTAATAAGTACTTTTTTGTTACGCGATTGTGCTACTATGCTTCTATCTAGAAACTTGCCCGCACCACTATACATCACCCTATTGATAACCTTTTGTATAAGCTTGTTGTATTCGCCTACAATACTATTAAAAAATTTAACACTAGAAAAAGTTGTTCGAGTACTTTTGGTTGTAATCGTCTTTATCTCTCCAATAAACTCTGGCATTGTTATTTTAGCTCTTTCTAAAAACTCAGAAGATTCTTCTATAAACGCCTTGCTATTAATTCTATCTTTGGAACCTATTAAAGGATTAAAAGTGTATATGGTTTTTGCTAACTCTTTTGTTTTAAACTTTGTAACATTATCAAAATCAGTAGCTGTTTTATCTGCTTTTTGTTTAGATACTCTTTTAAATTTTAAATCAGCAGGTCTATCAATAGACTCAAGTATTTCTTTTTTAACTTGCTCAACTGTTATCTTGCCTTCTAAATTTTTTCTACCAATGTAGTCTTGTATAAACTCTGTAGTTAAGTTTTCAGGTGTAGCATCTCTACCTATAGCTTTAGAAGACTCTTTTAGTATCTTTATTCTATTATTACCCTTTGTTCCTGAGCCTGTAGCTTCTTGTCTTTTGCCAACAAAGTCTCCTTCAACGTAAGACTTCCAAGTAGTTGAACTAACAGGTAGCCTTTCCCATATAGTAATACCAGCGGCTTTTCTTCTGTAATATTCTTTACCCTCCGGACTTTTTACAGCATCTTTTTTATCTAACCTAGCAACATCCCCAGCCTCATACAACTTCTTTAAATCTGGTAAAAGTTTTCTTTTTCTAGGATTTTTTCCAGTTTTATTTTTACCATACATAAAATCTGTTAATAGCTCTTGACTACTTTGTCTACCGTGATTTTTAACAAATATATTACCAAAGTCATTACCACTGTTATCTTTAGCTGGTAATTCTTTTTGCATTTTTTTTAGTGTGCTTAAAGGTATAGACTCTAGTATAGCCATACGGTACTTAACCATAGAGTTAGTGTCTGGAAGCTTCTTTTCCATCATACTATACAAAGCATTCGATAGATTTTCTTCATATGACTTTATAAACTCTTTGGCTTTTGTTATAGTTTTAGCTGTGTTGATAGCTGTTTTTACAGCTCTAAATACTATACCTTTGCCAATACCTTTTATACCTATTTCTTTTCTAAAAGTAGACTTTCTTTCTCTAACCTCTGGTTTTGAACCTTGAACCTTATCGTCTCTTAAATTTATTTCTTGCTCGTCTATACGTTGTATAGTTGTATCACCTGTATCTTCTAATTGTACTTTTGGTTGGCCCTCAGTTGTTCTAGCGTCTGCTTCAACAGTCCCAGTGCCTTTAGGTACTCTACCTCTTTCAGCTTCTTTAAATACATCATCAGCTCTAAATCTTAATTGAGAATTTATATAGTCAAATAAACTTTCGTTTTCTTTATTTGGTCCAGTTTCAACTCCACGTCTACCTCTATTAAAACGATTAATCATATTAATAAACTCTCTAGATCCAAGAACGTCAGCAACAAAAGATTTAAGTTCGTCGTATTCCAGCTTTATTTTGTATTTAGAAGCTATTAAGCCATCTAAATAACCTTGATTTTCAAACTCTTTTCTCTTTACTTTAAACTGTTCAATAGCTCTTTTAGCACCAACTCTATCCCACTCTGGTTGTGTATAGTTTTCACCGGTGTTTGGATCAACAGCCAACTTATCTACAGCTGGTTTAGCATCTACTCTTTTTGTTTTTATATCACCTTCTATCTGTGTCGTGCCAGCTGTCTCACTTACTATACCACTACTTAAAGCACCCTTGTGTATACTTCTATTGTATTCTTTTAAGAAATCAAATACAGCTTTTCCATCTTTAAAGTTTATCTTCTTAAATCCAAATGCTCTAAGTATAGGTGTTATAACATCCATCAATGGTTGAAACACACTTTCACTGTAAGTAATCTTACCAGCCCTTATAGCATCAGAAGTCAACGTAATCCACTCATCTGGATTAGCAGCCATATACTCATTTGTATAACCAGCGTTTTTAACCCCCTGTTCAACAGCGGACCACTGTTCACCTATTTGCCTTTTTAAATCTTCAATTAAAGTAGTGTTTATATCACCATCTTTCAAAGCTTTTCTAAGTATACCATGTAATAGTTCGTGATTACCAACCTCAACATCGTTAACTTTTTTAGCTAATTCTATATTTATAATTAACTCTTTGGTTTTAGGATCTACAAAACCAGCAGCATTATCAGCTGTGTCATCATCGTATTTATTTCTTATATCTTCTTGAGTCATTTCTTTATACTCAAGACCATACAATGATGAATGTTTTTTAGCAAACTCTAGATTGCTTTTAAAATCTCTATCTGCTAATGTTTTTCTAACATCAGCTGCTGCTTTTTCTTGAGCCTTAACGTCGGCTCTTTGAGTGTCAACAGCTTCGTATGGTGTTATTATTTCATTAATTTGATCATTGATATTTTGCAATATAGTCTTAGAACCAGGAACAGTAAACACACCTGTCTTTTTAACGTCCTCTTCAGCTTTAACTCTTTGTTTTTCTAGATCAACTAGTCTTTTTCTATCTTCTTGACCAACCACACTAGCATCAATTTGACTCTCTATAAAAGCATCATTTTGTTTTGACTTAATTAAACTTTCAATAGCAGAATCATTGGTTACGTTTATGTCCATCTTAGCGATCTGCTCGGAAGTTGTATTTGGATTATTAACTATATCTAATAGTTTTGTTCTTGATATTTCATCCCCATTAATACTATACTTTCTACCTTTAGCTTTAGCTATTATATCAGTAGAGTTGATTGTACCTTTTATTTCTAAAATACCCTCAAGCGCAACCTCGCCCATATCTATTTCTTTTTCCTCGTAAACCCTTTTTTCTTGTGCTTGACCACCGAGTTCTCCTAGTGCTCCACCAACCATTTCGGTTGTACCAGCTGCAAGTGCTTTTTTACTAGCGCTACCAACAACTTGTTTAGCGACACTTCTAGATAACCCTATGGTAAAAGCCTCTGTACCAGCAACCGTTAAACCTCTAGCTAACGATGCTGATCTTATCCTACTAAAAGCATCTTGATCTTGCAACACGGCTAATACGTTTTCTTCGTTAAAGTCTTTTAACGGATCTAGATCTTTTCTAGCTAGCTCCATTTTTATTGCTTCTGTTACCGTCAAACCAGTTTCCATAGAACCAATAAGACCAAAGTATGCGCCTTTAACAGCACCTATACCAAACCCTCCAATACCTCCAGCTACAGTTCCCGCCACTCTACCAATGGGTCCACCTATGGATCCGGCAGTAGCCCCTAGTGTACGCCCAGCAGCAGAGTGCGCTGTTCCACTAGCTAAAGCTCCTTTTAATACATTTTCTCTAGTATCAGAAGAGTCAGTAAATGTTGAATACATTGTAGCAATAGATGTTAACATAGCTTGAGGAGCATAACCAGGATTATAAGCTAAACCTTTTACAGTACCCCAAATTCCACCACCAGCTTCTTGTCTTGTTTTTTCAAATAAAATCTGCTCTTGAGTTGGTTCTGTTCCTTCCATTGATTTAGCAGCTTTAATATAAGCTTGTAACTCTTCAACACTCATATCTCCACCTTTTTCATAAACAGTTAAAGCTTCATGTACTGACTCACCGGGTTTCATTCCCGACTTCCAAGAGCCTACTAGATCTTCTACAAAACCTTTATCCTTTGGTATCTCTGGAGTTTCATCTTCACTAAAACCTTTAGACCAATTGTCTAAAAAACTACCAGGTTTAAATAAGTATTCTTTTGTTTTACTTAATAAACTTTTGGATTCCGAAGAACCATCTTCCGATTTGGACTCCGTATCTTGTTCCACTAAACTTGGTGCTTGATTTTTTTGGGACTGGCTCGTCCCTTTCGACTTTCCCGGCTCATCAGATACTAGAGTGGGATTGTACTTTCCGTACTTATTGAAGAACATGTCTTCGTTTTCAGGTGATACGTTTTTGAATATAGTTTCACCATTGAGAATAAATTGATATCTTTTCATACTGTTTCGTTAGTTACCCGTTAAAATGTTTTATGCAAATTCGTCTTCGTCTTTTGCTGTATCTTGCTCTGTGTTTGTACTATAAACATTACCTTTATAAGTAAATGTTTTACCAGGACCAAATCTTTTTCTAGCAGAAGCTAAAGCTTCTTGCTGTGTTAATTTAAAATCAAAGTTTTGTGCAACTTCTGGTTTTAAATTATCATTAAAGTTTTGTTCTGCCATATTAGTGTAGTACTCACTAACATACTCAGTTAGCATCTTAGGATTATTATATATACTCCTAACTATAACTTCAGCATCAGCCATGTTTATAGGTGTCTTAGGCGTAGGATCCATAGCTTCTAGTTTACCTTTATCTTTTCTAGCACTAGCAATACCAAGATCTTCATACGATGCTGTCATTATAGCTTCAGCTAAATCTTCAATAAACACTCTACCAAATGGATTTGTGTTTTGAGCTAATGATCTTAAGTTACCTTTAGCAACTATCTGTTGCTTCATGTTATTGTAGTTCTTCTTGTAGTTAAACTCATTGTTTTCGCCTAACTGAATGTTTTCAGCTTTTATAGCGTTGTCAGCAACTATAGCTCTTATAGCATTAAAACTAGCTTTATCAACACCAGCTCCTTTAACCATACCTTCTACTTGGCTAAAGCTCATAAAGTTACCGTTTGCTTTAGATTTAGGTTCTTTAGTTTCCTCTTGACCTTGACCACCTTGCATCTCATTAGCCTTCATAGGGGACTTCATAGTCATAGGACTACCACCAAACTCATCTTCATTATCTTGTTCCCAAACAGGATGTGCAGATCTTTTTTGAGTTTGAGTATCTATATCTAGCTTTCTTTTTTGTTGTGTTTTTTTATCTTGCTCTTTCCAGTATTTTTCTGAAGCATCAACAAAGCTTTGATAACCCTCTTTAGTGTTGGGATATTTATTACCAAACTTATCTTCTTTAAACTTCCCATCTGAAGATAATTCAAATCTACCATCATCCCAGGCGTTTGCGTAGCTAGCTAGCTTAGCATTATTGTTTTCATCAAACTTAACATACTCTCTTAGCTCTTCACGTTCAGCAGCATAACACTCTCTACCAGCCGGCATATTATATCCAGCGTTACCGTTCTCATCGTAAACAACCTCCATCTCACCTTTCACTATTTTAGCTACAGCGTTGGCGTTACATCCACCTAAATCTTTACTTGGATTTTCTATAGGTACATTAGCTATTTTATCGTTTAATTCTTTTTCTTGTTTTATAGCATCAGCCTCTTTGTTTAGATCGTTCTCAGCTTTCATTCTACCTCTTTTGTTTAAATAAACATATTTAAACCTCTGTCTTCTTAGTTTCTTTTCGTATTTCTTATATTCTTCATCTGTCATTTCACCAGTCTTAGCTAGTTCAGCTTTCATTGCTGAATTAAAATGTCTATTTCTAGCTTGTATAACTGTATTAACGCCTTCTGATAGGTGGTCAGCTAGGTCCATAGCAGCGGTTGTAGCCGCTAATTTACCAACGCCTTCTGCTCGTGCTACTTGAGCAGCACCTTGTACTAACATTCTATCTGCCATATTATATTAATTAATTTATTATTGGCTTGCTTGCCACTGTAAAAACTGTTGATACTGCTCGTTTTCCGAAGGAGGAACACTACTTGATTCACCCGTCCCACCTTGTATAGATGTGTTACCTACACCCTGTGCGGTTTCATCACCAAAACCAGGTATAGCGCCAGCTAAGTTTTGTAAGCCACCTGATATAGCACCCATTTTAGCCGCTTGAGCTTGACCAGCTTGTTCTGCCGCAGCTGCTGTTCGCTGTTGTGCCATACCAAGAAGTGTTGATGTTCTATCTAATTCTGCACCTCTTTTAGTATACTCTCCTTGTATTTGTAAATCTTGTATTCTTTGTGCCTCTTGCCTTGCTGCCATTTGATTACTAGCTTCTTGTTGACCTATATCAACAGATGCTTGTTGTGATGCTAATTGCCCTTGTTGTGATAACTGTTGAGCTAACGCTGCCACACCACCACCACCCGCAGCGCCACGTAAACTATCTAGTATATTCGATTGACTTTGTTGAAACTGTTGTTTCTGAAACTGAGCTTGTTGTTGGTTAACAGTTAAATCTTCCATAGTATTCTCCATGTTTAGAAAAGGATTACTAGTATCTAGATTTGCGTAAACATTTTGAAGTCTGTTCATTTCTTCTCTAGCTTCAGCTTCTTTTGCTTCAGCCGCTCTTTTTTGTTTACCAGCTTGTATGGCTCCAAATATACTGGTACCAGCTGATATAGCTCCACCTATTAACGCTGTAGTTAGTGGTTCAAGCTTTAAAGGACTATTTTTTTCTTCTGCCATAATTGTTATTTTACTATTATATAGTTACATTTTTTGCTAATTATTTACTACTTTCTTCTATTTCACAGGCCGTAGCATATAGTTCAGCTTTAGTTGTAGAGTTATTTCTAAAAGTAGCTGTAGCATAATAACCTAGCATCGATCCCATTTCAACTAAATTATTCTTTTGAAAGAATATAAACGAGCTAGTTGTTATAGCGTCGGTATTTACACCTTGCTCTTCGATGTTTAAAACAGTTGTTGATGTTGTTTCTGTTATAGTGTTTATAACGCCTATTAACTGCATAGCGCTACTAACGTTAAATCCACCAAAAGTGTTTGTTGGATAATTTACAAAGTAAGCTGTGTCGCCAACCTTACAAGACATGTTGATAGGTGTTGTAAATGTTAAATTTATTGTTGCCATATTATGATACTATATTATCTAAACTAACTGTTATTACTGAATCGTCTATACCGACTTTGTTTACTAAAAGTAAAATATATAATTTATACTCTGTTGTTCCCGTTCCAGTTGCCCTTATGCTACTAACACTAAATTCAACGTTACCACTAGTTAGTGCTACATCGCTAGGTACTGGATGATTACTTGCTTGTGTAAATGTTTTTCCTGTCAATGTATATATTAACGATATTTGTTTGTTTTTACCATCATGTTCAAATCCATAATACTGATTATTAACAGCACCTGATCCACCACCGTTTATAGCGGCACCAGTAACAGCTGTGCCTATAACCTTAATTACAGAACCAGTGTATTGATTAAATGTTTGAGTTGGAAAAGTAGATACTATACTAGAATCTTTTGTTCCTGATGTTTCTAAGTTAAGCTTATAAGTTGTAGATCTTTTAAAAGCAACCGTTGTGTTGTCGGCGGCTGTTATAGCTTTAGATAAAGTACAAACATACGTACTGTCTATTGATAAAACTTTTATTGTTTCACCATCAGCAACAATTCTATGATTAGTATCAGCTAGTACTATTTGATCTCCAACTTGAACACCTGTTAAACTATCAAATGTAATTTGAGTAGCACTGGTTACTCCCCCACCAACATTGATTTTAGTTACAAGAACTGTAGGTAGAGAAGGAAACCTTTGTCTATAAAAATAATGACCTTTTTTATTTAACTTTTGAGATAAAGATTGTTTAACACCAACGGGTAAAACAAAAGTTGAATTAGTGTTTGTTAGTATAGAGTTGTCGCTACTATCTAGAACACTTAATTCAAAAGGAGTATTTGGTGATCCGTATATTTTTATAAACCTTTCTTCACCTTCTTTATTAATTGTTGAGCTACCAAGATATAATCTTTTTATAGTATTAGTTGAAGGTGTAGTAACTCTAGCAACAGAGTAGTTTAAATCAACATTAACATCGTCTCTTGATTTTATAGCTCTTGATGAATTACAAACTATATTAAACTTATTTAATGTTGGAGTTTTTTCTATAAACAAATTTAAATTACTATTGTTACCAGAAGATACACTAACAGATGGTGGATTTGATATTTTAAAGTTAGTGCTAGGTGTTATAGTAAATGTAGCTATTGCAACGTTTTTATTATAAGGTATTATACTAGATGTAGTATTAGTTGTTAACTCATTAACTTTACCAATGTTTGTTCTACTGGTTGAAACTGTAGTTGTATTATTTATTACTATATTACCATCACTGTCTATAGTTTTACTACCAAAACTTAATTGCTTTGAATTTGTTTTTAATTTTTGTGGTACAGCTAGCCCTGTAAAAGATAAACTTGAATTGTGAGTTTTAGCTGCTATTTTTAATTTTAAATTTGTAGTAGTCTGTAACATAATTTATACTTCTGTTGGATATAGATTTAAAAATATTTTAGTAATCGCAGCGGCAGCACCAAAAGATTCTGAAACTGTCCACATAGGAATCTGCACGTTTGATTGAAAAGGTATTTTTACTTTAATTGTTTTTCTATCTATACTACCATCGGGTTTTACAACTTGAGTTATTTCAGCATTAGCAATGTCTAAATAACTATTATTTTGAGTAACATCTCCACTAGTGTTTGTTTCTGAAATTAAAGTCTCAATTCCCCCTCCTTCAGAAGGACACTGTGAAAGATAGGTAACCTCATCAAAATCAGCATTTCCAGCCAAAGAATATGGGACATAATTTGTAGTTACTATTTTCCAAAGATCAGATATTGATGCTATAAGCTCGTAATCAGAGTTGTCACCAATTGATATATACCATTGTAAATGTGTTGGTAAAACTCCATCTCCAGGCGTTAAAAAAGGATAGTCTATTTGGCTTAAAAATGGCATAAAACCCTGATCACTTTGGTTATCCTGTGTGCCGGACCATGCTAAAAAAGTATACTGCTCATTATATTGTCGATCATGATAAATAGGGTTGGATTCAGCATTAGGACCAATAGTGTCCTGTGTTAAAACAATGTTAGCACTTGAGTTTAAATCTCCTTCACCATTATAAGCTTTGGGAGGTGGATAAACATTAAGCTGACCACAGTCAGTTGTGATGTTGTTAGTAGTGTTAATATCAAACCACCCTATCCAAGGGTCTCCAGATGGAAACGTAGCCGCACCGTTATATTGATTGTATGTTGTTGGTTGAAAACTAGCTAGAGGAGAATCTTGTTGGGGATTTGGTGAACCAACAAAGTATTCTGGATTGTTACTTAGCCACAAAAAATCAGGGTCATATACAGGAAGATAAAGATATGAATTATAAAAATTAGCTGAAGACAGTGCGTTTTGGTATTGATATATACTTCCAGCGTAGGTAGCATCATCAAAGTATTTAGCTACAAAAATATCACAATTTTCAAAGTTAGAATTTATAATTAATTGAAACTTCTGTTGACCTACTGCATTGTTAATCCAGACTTGCTCTTCTTCGCAAGAATAAGCTATAAGACCAAAGTCTATATTAAAAAGTAAATCGTTACTAGGCATCACGAAATCAACAGGAAATACAACCTGAACTATAATCTCGTTGTTACAATTAGTATCACTATCTGTTAAGGTATCGTATACTCGTACCGCTACTAGTTGGTTTAGAGTGCCACCAAAAGCAGCTAAAGTTCCCGGATTCAGAGTTTCCCACTTGCGTATTTGGGTTCCTAATACAGAAAATTCACCATCCGCGTACCATGATAAATTTCCCATTGTCATCATACTTGAGTCAATTCTATAATTAGGTAGCGGAGATATTTTTAAAAAATAAGAATTAAGAGCTTGAGCTTCAGATGAAGTATAACCCGTGCCACTAGGTAAAGTTTGACTCTCTAGTGTTTCATTAGCATAGCTATCTCCAGCAAACTCTTCTGCTGAATATGATGTTATAGTGCAATTTTGTAAATATCCCATAATTAATTATATCAACCAGAATAGCCAGAATTATTAGAACCCTGCCCAGCTGGATCATTACTAGTGTTGTTTTGAATAGTAAGAGTAAAAGTCGGTAGTGGTGGGTCCGTAGGTAATTCAACTACCGTAGGATTACCTATACCTTGAACAGTAAACTCATTAGTATCTAAATTTTCTTGCGAGCTCTGTATACCTTGTATTCTATTAAACCATTTATTTTCTTTATCTATAAATTCAACAACTCTACCCTCTTGTAGATCGGTATTTAAAGTATCAACCCACCAGCCATTTTTACCTATTAAGTTGTAGTAATCATAATCATCTAGATTTTGTATAACTCTAGATTGTGAACCTTCATAGTTCATAGCTTTAAAAGATTTTACCTGACCAGGAGCATCGTTAAATACAACTTCTAATTTAGACTCACTAAAAGAGTTTAAAGAAGTTGCACCATAAAATAAATTTCTACCTACATTTGTTGAATAGTGTTTCCATATTGTACCATCTTTAACCGTTAAGTATTGGCCAGAAATAGATAAACCTTCATCTGGTTTAAACGATTTAAAACTAACCCAGCCTTTAGAAGTTTCGTTAAAAGAAATTGTTGGGCCATTAGCTGGTGATGGTGTAAACGTTAAGTTATATTCACCATTAACAGTATCAAAGTTACCAAGAAGTTTAGTTTTATTTTTTAAATTTTTTCTAAACCAAGTTTTCATACCAACACTTGATATAGGGGTTAAACCATCTCTTGATAACCTAAGAACAGCCCCTCTTTGTGTGTCGGTAAAGTACATTCTGTACTGATCAACAGCTAAAGATTCTGGATTATTAGATATACCATAGTCACCTAAAAATGTAGATACTTGTCCTAACACTCTATCAGTTGCTGTTAACTGTGGATTACCATCTGCATTAAATACAGCTTCTTTATTTGCTAAAATTTTTAATATTCTATCTTCACAAAAAGCAATAACATCTGTATCTCTACTTTTTAATCTTTGTATAGAGCCATAAGCCGGGTTTAAATCTTTAATTATTTTTTCACCCATGTTAAATTCATTTAAATCATTAACACCAGATGTTGTATTATATAAACCTGAATATATTAAACTACTTGTTTTATTCTCTTGACCAAAGTCATCTATTGTTGCAGATACTCTAACACCATTATCTATTTGAGGTGCGTTAAAGTCATCACGTATTCTATCTGATTCTACTCCATTACCAAATGAATAACAATTGTGCCAACCAAGTTGAACAGCGTATTGATAAACATCTTTTTTAATTTGGTAGTAACCTGTTTGAAAATGTAAGGTTACATCAAATGAAGTACCAGCTACAGCGTCAGGATCGGCCTCATCGAAACCAGTTATCCATCTAACATCTGTTAGTTGATTGTTAACACCAGCAAAGTGTTTTAAGAATATATTACCAGGAACATCGTCTCCAACTACACTAGCACCGTGGCCACCTATACCATCACTTACAGCAAAAGCAGTTACATCATCAAATGCAGAACCATCTTGATTTGTTATAGATATTGTTCCCTGTGGTAAAGAATCTGTAACACCACCATCAAAAGTTATAGTAACATCTACAGTTGGACCTGCCACGTATGTTACATTACTACCAGATGGAGCTTTATAATATTTTTCAACTTCACTTTTTGTAATTAAACCACTACTATGTTCAAAGCTAATATGATCGCCAATACCTATTCCACCTTTATGTACACCAACAACATCATCAGCGTTAGTTGATATTACTTTTATTATAGATTCATTTTGTGTATACTCTGCTCCACCAACTTTAATATCTTTAAAAAGGTTTCCATCTAAATCTACAGCTAAATTGTTTATTTGGGTTCCACCTTCAATATCAAAGTACTGACTAAATACTCTAGATTTTAACGGTGCGTAAGCCAAAGTGTTACCTTGTTCTAGCTTCATAGGTAACGCATGTGTAGCTTCATAGTATATATCAAGATCTTCACCTTCTTTAGGTTCTGTTTCCCAAACACCTCTATCTGTTTCAGCTTCAACTACATCTCCTCCGCTAACAAGAGCTCTTTGTAGTATACTAAACCTTATAGCCCCAGCTGTTCCATCATGTTTAGCCCAACCTCTAGGATCAAACTCTTCCAAATTAGTTATGCCTTCGTTTAGTACTTCTCCAGTTTCTTCATCTACTTTTCTAAACTCAAATCTTATAGAGTGTCTATGGCAACCCTTTTGGTCACCTGCGCAGCCTCTGCATATACCTTGATCTTTATATTGAGTCGAGTTTCCACCACTATCTTGATTATTTCTTCTTATTCCAACTTTTACTTTAATTGGACCAACAGGTGAAGTAGACAGCGCATCAGAGTTAGTTGATTGTGGAACATAGTATTGTAGTTGAGTTGAACCCACTAAATATGAAGCACCTTCTTGTGCTAAAATACTCCAACAATTTATATCGTTACCATTAATATCAACACATCTAGCGTTATCACCGCCCCATCTTAAATCTGTTGAAGGATCATCATCAGCAGGTGAAGTAGAAGTACCAACATCAAAATCGCTATAAGCTGTTGTACTAGGATTAGATATATCTTGGCCGTAATTATTATTATTAGCGTTAATAGGCTCAGTAGTAGATATAAGCTGAGTTGCAAACTCATCTTCGTCAGCATCATCATATTCAAAAGCAAAGTTTTTAACTTGTGTTGTTTTTTGTATTGGCAAACTAACGCTTCCATCAGGACTAGTATCAACGACTACATAGGTAAATGGTTGATCTTCTGGACCAGATGTATCATTTAAAAATCTAAAATAAGTTCCAGGTGTTGTAAAATAATCATAAACATCTAAAGCAGCACCAACACCTAGTAGTTCGTCAGCTAAAGTTGGTGATGAACTTTCCGCTCCCCAGCTATCTTGAGATCCACCAGAGCCTTTAGTTTGACTAAACGTCATTCTACACATTCCTTCGGCTGTTGGATCTATACTGTAGTCTAAAGCTGTTGGTTTGTAGTTGTATATGGCTGGTGGCGTAGCATATCTAGTATCATCATTAGAAATTCTAATAGCATCGTCAGCAGTATTAATTCTAATACCCATTTCTGTAGTATTAGCACTATCTGTACCAAACTCTTCCAAGCGGTATATTGTAGCTCTAGCACCATCTAAAAAAACTCTATTTCTAACGTGGGCACCTGCTGCAGCAACCGCTGTGTATGCATTAACAGATCGGTGCCAGTCTAAAAAATTAGTCCAATAATCTTTAGTTGTGCTAGCGTAGTTTACTGTTTTATTATCATTATTATTTCCAAATGTATAGAAGGTACCTGAAAACTCATTACCAGTCGCACCAAGACCACTTATACCAAACACGTTGCAACCTAAAGCAAAAAAGTTAGCTTGAATAGGATCGTAAGATACACCCGCCTGAGTAGCTGGACTTGTTGAAAACTGACTCCAACCCCACCAAGTATGAGCATCTGCTGATTCATCTGTTATTAAGCCGCCTGAGCCATCAGCGTCAAAATCTTCCCATACACCACCAGCACCAAGGGAGCTATTGCCAGTATTGTCAACAAAGGAATATGGACCAGATCTAGCTGGATTATAAGTTTGTGAATCAACATAGCTTACAGATATTTGATCTATCTCAGTAAAACCAATAGAAGATGCTGTTACTTTTTCTACATATTTTTCTATTGGTTCATCTTTTTCTATTAATACAAAAAATCTACCATCAAACTCTGGTTTGTTTTCTACTACTTCTTCTTTAAATTCTAAAAAGTAATTTAAGTCATTAGCAGCAGGATCCGCTTCAGCTAAGTTTAGCGCGTAACCAGCTAATGTAAAACGTTCTCTCATGTTAGCACTTTCACCAAACGACTTGCTAAACCTAATTGTAGCGACGTTAGGCGTTGTACCTACTACACCTCTACTAAAGTTTGTTACTTTTTTAAAATCTCCAGTTACTAATTTGTTTTGAGTAACACCTGTTGAAGTATTAAGAGTTCTACCAACAACTCTAGCTAGTAGTTGACCTCTTTTATTAGGACCGTATGTATCTAAAAAGTTTTGATATTCATCTGGTCCAATGTCAATAGCTTTTCCTCTGTCAGGATCTATAAGTAGAGTTGGATCAGCATTATTAACCGCAGCTGTAGAGTCACCATGAGTAAACTCTGATGATATCCGTACTTCACCCATAAACCTATGATCTATCTTTATAAAATCAGGAGCTTCATTTTCTATAGCTATTATTTTATATCTAGCATCCTCTAATACTGGTGTGTTTTCTCCATGAGCTTTTTTTAATTCCAAGTAAGTTTCAATATCTACTTTGTTTCTATCTGCTGATGGAAAAGATAACCATATGTTTTCTTGCTCTTCAGCATAGTACCATCTGTCCATCACCATACTATAGTATTCGTTAGAAGTTTCTTTAACGTAATACTTAACGTAATCCATCCACTCCATAGTGTCAGGTGTACTAGCTGGTAAACCTAGTTTGTTCCAGTCTTGTTGAACTAGTAGTTTATTAGACATTGCAGCTAGTTGCTTTTTAACTCTTACATCATCTGTTTCAACTATATAGTTAGTTGTTGTTGGATCAGAATCTAAATCAATTAATCTATTTGATACAATAACGGGTGTTTCTCTACCGTACTTATCACCAAACACCATACCAACTTTATAATCTCTAATAGTTTTTACAGATCTTTTAGGTTGACCATTTACAGGTTCACTTATGACGTTTTGAGTTAAACCAACAGGATATGTTAAATCAAAACCTTGTACGTAATTACCGTACACTACTCTACTACCAGTTATTTCTTGAGCTTTAGCATGCCTAGGTACATTGTCAAAAGCTCTAAGTATTTGATTTGAAGGTATAGCTCTATGTATAGTTTCTGACTTAATAGTTAAGCTACCAGTTTCTATACTTAATTGAGTTGTATTATTATTGTCAACAGTTGTATCGTTTGGAGTAAATAACTCCCACTCGTTATCTCTAACCTTCTTAATACTCTTTATACTGTACACTGTTGGATTATCAGTTGATTTATATAGTACTTCAACTTCTACAATATCTAAAGCTCTATCAGTATAATAAGGTATAAAATCTTTTATAGTTAATTCTCTTATAGTATTTATCATACCTAAGTTATGGCCTTTCTTTACATCATAATCAAAAAGACCTGGATCAAAAGCTAATTCAGAAAATGGAGAGAACGCAGAGTACTCGCCATCTTCGTATTTATATCTATAACCAAATCTAGCAAACTTTAATTCAAACTTTGGTTTCTCTAAATTAGTAACTTCAAAAGACCAAGAGGTCATATCGTTATCAATTGTCAAACTAGGTTCAGTTAAAACTTTAACTCTTATTTTATTAGTTACAAAATCAACAGGTACAGATGTTGTCGATGCTTCATCTAAGTATGTTAAGAACTCAACTTTAAAATCAACTGCATCAAATCCTACTTCAACTTCTTCTTGGGTTACTGTTAATACATCTCCTTGAATTAAAGGTATTTGACTAAGCTCAGGCGATGATATACCTATGTTCACCGCTGTGCCAGTCGTATCATAAGATAAACCTATTTGTAATTCATCACCTACTATTGGTTGAGCTCCACCTGATATCCAAGGAACTAAACCAGATGTGTTTAAATATTCGTTTACTGTAAACTTTAGCTCAGCTACATCACGAGCGTTAACGTGTATAGTTGGCGCTGTTTTAGGCGCTGGTCTAAGAACAGTAACATGCTCTTCTAACAAATCATTATTAACATTGCCAAGATTAGCATCACTAAACTCTACGTCACCAGCATCAACTAAGTCACCATTATTGTTCGTAATTAAAAGTTGTGTGTGAGTATCAATATCAGCAGTAGTACCCGCTTTACATCTTGTTATATTTATTTTTTTAGGCTCATGTACACCATCAGTAAAGAATAGCAAATCATCTATAATGTTTATAGCTGTAACGTGATTGTCTGGATGTAGATTTAAAACTCTTGGGTGTTCAAACTCCGCGTGAGTAAATGTGCTACTACCCCAAGAAGAAGCATCTATAGGATCGTAAAGCCTTATTATATTACCATCAATCTTTTTAATCTTAATAAAAGCAGAGTTGTCATTAGCGGTGTTATACAGAGTGAGAGTCATATTCTCTCTAATTCTACTTGTGAATCCAGCGACTAAAGTTATATTTATTGTGCTTGATGTAAACTGAGTAAAATCAGTTATTACATTAGCTATAGGCGCGTGAACTCTCCATATATCAACAACAACAGGTGAGCAAACATTTGTATCTACGTTTTGTTCAACTATAGTGTCTAGCATTGTTACGATACTAGTTGTCGCATTGTATGATTCAGCATCTTGATCTTTTGGTGTAAATAAAAAATAAGCATTATTTGTTTTTTCATCACCTACAGATCCAACACAAGTCATATCACTTTGAGAAACAGAAACAGTATCACCACTACTTTCATTACCACTGTAGTAGCCTATGTTAGTATTTCCTTCTAAATTTTGAACGACACCACCATCACCTTGACCATCACTACCTCCATCTGTAGTTCTAACCTGTATGTTAACCGCGTCTCTGTACTGGCCTTGAGGAACTAATCTTATATCAAGATCTTTATTCATCTTACCACCAGTAAAACTATGTTTGATTTCTGCCATAATTTTATTTTATTTGTTTGCCCATACCTTTAAGTATCTGCGTGAATTCTTCAATCTTAATATTTGATAATCTTATTTTTGCTTTTCTAGTTTCAGCAAATCTTTCTTTTTTAAATCTTTGAACTATATACTCTGGCATATTAGATCTTGTAGATAATATACCATAAGCTATATGTTTATAACAAGCTTCTTCACAAAACTTATGCACAACCATTTCTGCATCTGTACCTAAACCATCGCTAACGTAATGAAGTGTTATTGTTTCACCTGCTAGTGCAGCACCGAACTTTATTAAACCTCTTAATTGGTCTATAAAAAAACTACCGTTTATTTGTGAGTATTGCGGATCTAACCCATATCTTCTACCTTCTGTAGATATTTCTATATCAGAAGAGTAATTAATATCATATAGTTGATAATTGATAGGTGTTACATTTTGAAAGTTAGTAGAAGTGTTACTTGGTGTTTGCTCTGTTAAAGCGTTAGCTGTAAATTGATATACACCGTTTGCATCTTGTGTTATAGCAAAAGGATCAGATGTTTTTCTAGCTGGATATAAAGGCCTTTCTAAACCATCACTACCAACTCTAACTATTTTAATGTAGTTAACATAATCTTGAGGTAGTATCATTGATAGTGTATTAGGCACTTCTATTTCTTGAGACTTAAAAGATCTTAACACATCGTATGATAATTCTTGTATAGCACGCATAGCATGAAACTGAATATCAGTTCTATTTACTTTACTTATTATTTTATTTTCACCAACATAAGCAACCATAAAAGCATTTATGATATTATCTAAAGTTGTAAATTGATAATCACCGTAGTTAGCGGCGTTACCAGATCCATAATAAGTTTCTTGATTTTGACTTAGTAATCCCATTGTTAACTATTTTGTTCTTGATTCTTTACCTGCATTTGAGTTGCCCCAGCTTGTTGTATATCTTGTTTCTGTATTGTTACTCCAGCTAAGATTAATATTTTATTAACTAAGTTTTCTTCTTCAGACTGATGTAATTGAAAATCAGTTGAAGTTCCAGCATTGTATAGGGCTTTTTCAAAACCACTTGGACCAGCTAAAACATATCCCCAATTAGGTTTTGTGGGATCCCTATAGTAATGAACTGTCCAAGCATTTGATACAATACCAGGATTAGGATGGAATTGTATTAAACCAAAGTCGCCAAAGGGCACATATATAGATCTACTAGTAGATGGAGCTGTTAGTGGATTATTTAAAATATAATCAAGTTCATTAAGACTTACTCTTTCAGCTACAGTGCCAGGAGCCGTGACATTTCCTATAACCTTTATTATTCTATAAGAATTTACATTGTTAGGTAATAATGCCCCACCAGTAGAAGTTGTAACACTTATTGGAGCTTGCTCTGTAAAACCAGCTAGCTTATGCTCAATAGATTCTAAAATATCTGAGTGTTGTTTTTGACTATTAGGTTTTCTTTGAGCTAAATTAAGTTGATGAAAATAATTTTCATAAATTTCATTTTGTGCTTTATCAGCAAATAAGTTAAACTCTTGGGGTGTTACATAACCTCTCTGTTCTTTATTACAAAGTGCTAAAACTTTTTGATAAACATTATCTATTGGTACTGCCATAATTATTTTTATTTATAATAAGGAAACTGTTTGTTGAGCCAAGCTTTTCGTTTATCACAACCGCAGTCTGTATAACCAGTTGCTCTCATAGCTAACTCTGTTAATGATTTTACACCTGTAGCTCTAGTAATTTTTTCTACAGTATCACCTAGTCCTTTTGATTTATTTGTTTCGCTCATATTATAATATATTTTACTATATTATAGTTACATAATAAAGTGAAAGGTTAGCCCTAAATAAAAATAGCCACCCGTAATGAGTGGCTATTAATATTAGTTAAAAGATATTAGTTTAATCTTTTTTCAATATTTGAGTATATCTCCATACCTTCATCGGTTTTAAACCAAGCAGCTAACGCTGAATATGGATGTTCATCAAATGGAACAGTCATTAATTTTCTACCTGTGTTACCCCAAGTAAAAGTTCTTTGATCTGGTGAAAGCTTTATAAGTTTAGCTTCAGCAGCTTTTATACCAAAGTTTCTTAACTGAACATTATCATCTTGAGCTAAATCTAAGAATAGTTTAGGATTTTTCTTTGCAAATAGTAGTAAATCCCTTTTAAGTTCTTTAGAACTCAACTTATTAACCTTAGATCCGACCTCTGCTCTTAGTATAGCTTCAGCTAAATCGATATCCATATCTTTAGCTACTTTAAGTGCTTCAACCTCAAACTCTAACCAATCTAATTCATTTTCAGCTATTTGAACAGGTTTGTGCTCGTAAAACAATTTGTCTCTATGAGGATGATATAATGATAAAAGTTTTTGTAAAACTGTCTTTTCTTTTTCTACAAAAAGTGTACCACTTCTAAATATAATATGCTCTAATCGTTGGTCACCTTTCATTTCATCAACAAAACAAGTTCTTTGATTTTGACAATACTTAAGTTCTCTTTCGTAACCTTTTTCTTCGTCAAAGTAATAAACGTTAGCTGATTTTATAGATCTTGATAAAGGTTTTTTATTTCCTTTTAAATAATAAATTCTATTTTTTATTTCCCAAGTATTTTTTGGTTTAGCTTTTACTTTAGGAGCTTCAACCTTAGGTTGCTTTTCTACAACCACTGTTTCTTCAACTATAGGTTCTTCAACCTTAGTTGTTACTTTTTTCTTTGCCATAATATAATATATAATATAATTAATAAAAATATAAGGGCGATACTAGACCGCCCTTATAAAATAAATAGTTTACTTCATTAACATAAAGTTGTTTGCACCTTGTGTGATCAAACATCTTTCTGATAACATGTGTAATTGCATTGCATCAAGTGCTGATGTAGCAGCTCCAACAGAACCAGTAACCCAAGTTTTTAATCTTCGATCATCAGTTGCAGAAGCTCTATATCTAACGTGTAAGAACGGTCGCTTCATGTTTTTACCCATGTTTTGATCGTATACAGTAGATACACCAGCTGGAATCATAACACCTCTGATAGCACTAGCTCCAGCAGCATCATTAATACCACCTCTTGTAGCTCTATCATTTAAGTATCTGAAGTCAGATTTGTAGAAGTCGTAAGAACCTCTTCTAAATCCTGAGAAACCTAAATTTAAAGCCATATCTTCGTCGTTATCAAATACTCCGTAAGAAGTACCTCCAGCTCCGTAAGAATTCATTGAAGCAAGCATATCATCAACAGCTAAACTAGTTGATCTGTTAACAAACATCATGTATTCTTCAATAGCACCTTGCTTGTCAAACTCAGCTAAAATAGCATCGAACTCAGCTAAATCAGTAGCAGCATTAACACCAGTTACACCTGAAGTTAAGTTACCTCTTGATTCAATAGCAGCAAATAAACCTTCAGTACCAGCTTCGTTGCCATCGCCACCTAAAATTAAATCAGCATCGTTAGTACCTGAAGCTTTAACACCTTCAATCATTGACATCTCTAAGTAATCAGTGAATCTAGCTCTTGTGTCAGCTTCAGCTTTTAAATACCAAAGATAACCTGATTGTCCTTGCTCAGATGAAACTTCTACCCAACCAATTCTAGATGCATCAGATCCTGATACTTCGTAGTAATCTTTTAAGATAATTGGCTTGTTAGTGAAAGTTGTAAACTTAGGCTCGTTAGCTCCTCTTGCATCAGTAGCTGTACCATAAGCACCAGCATCAGTATAACCATCAGCTGTTAAGTATGATCTACCTTTTTCAAACTCAGAACCATAAACTAATATAGTACAGTTATCAGTTCCATCAGCTATAACAGAATCATTAGCGTCGTAAGGTACAACTTCAATGTTTGTTGAACCAGCAGATGCTTGAGTAACGATACCTTTAAATGTTTGACCAGTTCCACCAGCAACAATAACAGTATCGTTCACACGTACACCGTGATTAGTGCCTGGATCTTGACCATCCATATCAGTTAGTATTTCTATCTCACAACCAGGATTGTCACCACCAATTCCTTGGTCAGCATCAATCATTGAACATTTGTATGAAAGGTGTAATCTACCTTGTTCTGACCAAACTACTTGGTCTGAGGTCATAGCCTCTTCTGCACCAACTTTAGCTAAAAAACCAGCTATAGTTCTCGGTCCGAAAACTTCAGCTTCTTTTTCCATTAAGTCAGGCAGGTATTGTTGTCTCCAGTCATTAGTGGAGCCCGTAAAATCTAGATAATTTGAATTAAGCGCTTGCTTTTGTGGAGCGGGCACACTATTCAAACTACCTCCTGGGGTAATTGCCATAATATATTTTTTTTAAATGTTATTTTTTATTTTTACTTCTAATTTTAAAAGATCTATTTTTAATTTCAGAAGAAGATTGACCTAACACCTTATACTTAACACCCCCAACATTTGTTTCGCCATGAGTTTTTCTAGGTTCTAGATTAATGTTTTTATCTTTAGCAACTTGACTTTTGATTGCATCTGCTTTACCTTGCTCATAAAAGTGCTTGGCAATAGCATCAGCGTTCATAGCTGTATATAAAGATTTATGATAACCTGCAGCGTCGTCTATAGTAGACTTATCTTCACCAACAAACTTGTTGACAAAATTATTAATATCACTTTGAGCTGTCTTTACTTTATTAACATCATTAACATTATACCGATATTTTTTATCTCCGACATTATATTCAAAACCTTTGAAGTTCTGTCCAAAGAAACTATCAGTCTTATTTAAAAATGTTCTCTTGCTTTTTTCAGATAACTTTTTCTGACTTTCTTGATCTTTATTATATTTATGATAGAAATTAATAGCATCTTGTTGTTCTTGAGTCAACTTTGACCCAGCTTTAATATCTTCATAGTATTTAGACTTTTGCCTGTCTAAGTGGGCTCTAGCCTCGGCAACTTGCTCTTTGAGGGCTATCTTTTTACTACGTATTGTTTTTTCATCATCAATATCATCTTCATAACCAAACTTCTCTTCTAATAAAAAATTACGTTCTTCTGCTGTTAAGTGAGATTTAGTGCTTCTATAGTACTCGTCTAATATATCTGAGTCATCCATTTTTGAAACATCTCTATTTAAATTAACGTAGTCTTGTAAATCACCACCTGTTTCTTCCATAAACTCTACAACTTTTTGTATGTTTTCTGGTAGTGGTTCTCCAGTAGCAACTGCTTCTTCAACTGCTTCTTCAACAGCTTCTTGCACTTCTTCAACTTTTTCTTCTTCAGTAACTTCTTGAAGTACGGGTTGATCTACTACTTCTTCGACTACGTCCACCTTTTCTTCTTCAGCGGGTTGTTGCTCAACCTCTTCGCTTTTAATTTCAGGTGTATTGTCTAAATCTATTTTAATAACATCTGGATCTTCAGCGCTATCAAACTTAGATAAATCTAATTCGTCAACAACTTCTTCTACGGGTTGTTCTACGTTTTCTTCAGTTGTTTCTTCAACAACTTCATTGTTTTCTTCTATCATAATAAAATTTTATAAAATATTAAAAATAAAGATTACAGGTCTAAACCTGCATCTCCTGTAACTATATCATTACCTGATGATTCAAACTTTTTAAGTGAATCACCCTCACTTCTTTGTGTAATCATTTCTTTTTGATGACCAGCTTGTCTATCAACTCTAGCATCTTTTCTATCTTCTCTTAAAGCTTCCATTTTATCTGCAGCTTCTTTTTTCATACCTTCTAGTCTAGTATTTAGTTGAAACTCGTATTGCATTAAATCTTTTTTAACACTAGCTTCTTCTCGTAAATATTGTATTTTAAGTTGATTTCTAGTTTGTTCTAGTTGAGCATCAGCTTGAGCATTAGCTTGTTTCTTTTGCATTTCAGCTTGAGCTGCTGCTTGTTGTGTTTGAGCATTTGCCTGTGCTTGTGCTTGTATATTTTGTTGTTGAATTTGTTGATCTCTTCTTTGCTTTTGTTTTCTTTTAATCTTCAACATTTGATTAGCTAGTTTTATATTTCTTATATTACGTAAATCTATAGCATCGTCTAAATCTATAGAGCCTTGTTGTAAAGAAACCTGTATATTATTTTCTAGCATTTGTTTTTCTTCATCATCTGGCATTAACTCTATAAATATACCAAAATCATAAAGATGTAAGTTTTTCATTTCTTCTAACGTAGCTACGTTGTGTGCACCTAATGCCCTTATAAAAGCATCGCGTGTTGGTGAGTATTCTATTATATCTGCTATACGTAGTGATAAACACTCTGCAACCTCAGCCGTAATAAACATCATTGATTGTAATATATGTCTTGTAGCTGTATTAGAATTAGCTGCTGCCATTTTTTGTACACCTACTAAAGCATTACGATCTGGAGTACTAGCATCTCTTGCCTCGTTTAATCCGGTTACATCTCTTATCATTTGCAAGTAGTAGTTGTAAGTTGTAATTAAACTTTGTAGTTTACCACTGTTAACACCATTATTTATTTGTTGTATTGGTACTTTACCAGGGTTACCATCACCATCAGCTGTAAAACTTCTACCTATAACACTACCAGTTTGGAAGAACATGTTAAGTGCTTCTTGTGGATTATAGTTTGTTCCATTACCAAGATCAACTTCTGCTAAACCATCAGCATCTAAATAAACACCATCAGGCACCATACGTGCCATAACTTGTTGTAGCTTTAAATGTGTTAATTGAATCATATCAGCAAAACTAGTTATTCTACTAACAATAGATTCTATTCTACCTTCATACATTCTTGGAGCAACAATTTGGTAATTCATTTTAACTCTACTAAAATCAGAATCAGTTCTCATCATGTTGTCACACATCTTCCATCTAAGTATTTTATCTGCACCTATAATGTAAACGCCTTCATATAAAGTTTCAACAACTCTTTCAAGTTTAGAAAACTTAGCTTCCATGTCTGCGGGTGGATTAAATTGATCATCTTTTTCAATAATCTTTTCAGCACCACTAGCAAGTTCTTTTAATTTATAAACATTGTTCATGTGAGTTTTATAGTTAAAATATAAAACTTGAACTTTATTTTTATCTCTACTTGTAACGTAATCTAATGGGTAAGCGTATTTATTTGCTAATTCTTTTATTTCTTCTTCAGATAACTCTGGGAACTCTTTAACTAGCTCGTTAATAGGTAATTCTTTTACTTCACCAATATAATATACATCTTCAAAATAAGGTGATTCAGTGTGTGAGTAAACTAAATTAGCTGGATCAACGTATTCTGCTTGAGCTCCAGTACTAAAATCAAATGTGGTTTTAGTAGCTCCAATACCTAATACTGTTAAATCGTATAGACATCTTCTTCTAATTAAATCATAATCACTACCTTCTAGTAAAACGTTTAGCGCTTGTTCTTCTGCTAGCTCTACAGCTTGTTTATAATCAAGTTGCATGTGAAGCGTTAGTTCTTCTTCAGTATCAGGAAGTTCTTCAGGATTATTTTCGTAAAGATCAATACCAAATTTTTGCTTAACTAAATCTGTGTATGTTCTAGATCTCATGTCACGAAGTATAGACTCCATGTAGTCTGTTCTTTTCTTAACTCCAAACTCATCTTGTGAAAAACAATTTATTTCAAAGTTTCTTTGAGCCATACCATTAACAACAATATCTACAAACTTAGGAATAATAGGTACAGGTTTCCAATCAAGATTTAAATAAGATAAATCACCATTTATAGATAATTCATTTTTATATTTTTGAATAGGTTGTTCTCCTCTAGCATATAATCTTAACGTATGAAAATTATTTTTATGACTATTATATTTAGATGTACTTCCTGAAAACCATTCGTGACGTATAGCTCTAGCTACTTTTAAACCGTAATCTTCATTTAGTTTTTCTAAATCGCTAACTGCTTGCGAAGGAAAATTTATAGAGTGTTCTGATCTCATATTTTATTTTTAATTATCGTAGATGAAAATCCTTTATTATTATATTTTGATATATGTAAATTTAATGGTTCTTTTTTTTGTTTAGGGTTTGGTCTATATAAATGTCTATTACAAGCCATGATTGCTAATCCAGAACTTATTGACGCATCGTGTTTAGTTCTTCTATTTATATTGAATTTAGACCAATCATTAAGCGTATTATTAAAATACATTGTTCCATAAGTGTTGTCTTGTAGTAAACCAACGTGATCGTTTATGTACATTTCTATAGCAGCGGCGTGAGCTTGTTTTATATCTTCACTAGAGTTTGGTATCCCACCTACTTCTTTTTCTGCAACTGATAATTTATTCCATATTTTATCAGGCCTATTCATACTAAAACCTCTATAACCTCTTCTACGTAGGTAGTACAATAACCTTGGTTTATTATTCTCTGCTAATAGTGGCATACCGTAGAACACCAGCGCCATTAAAACATCTTCAAAAAATATCTCAGCTGTTTGTGGTCTTGCTATGTATTCAAGGAAAAAAGTATTTGCTGGTGCATCCTCCATAGAAAACTTTGTTAAACCGTGCAAAGCACCTTTTGATCCTCTTCTATCTACTGTTCCAGATATATCATATGAGTCACAACCAAATGCACCCATGTGCTCGTTACCTGGATAACGTACGCCATTTTTAATTATAACGTTGTTTTGCAATTTTTGTCCTGGAACCCAACTAATATTAAACCTACCATTAGGATCTGGATTAAAAGTAACTAGTGTATCTTTTTTACCACCAACCCATTGAAAGTTACCAGCTGTAGTTACAGACGAGTTTCTATTACCTTCATTATAATCTATTTGCTCGTATATCTTTATAAGATTAAATAAACTATTTTTTGTTTCATCTCTAAACGCGTGCTCTTCTGTTCTAGGAAACTGACGATAAAATTCATTTAAAGCATCTTGGTCATCTCTTAATCCTTCAGCTTCATTTTCCCAATGATCAATTACTCCTTGATCTATCTCTACTCCATGTGGATCAAATGCTTGTTGTTTAGGATTAGTGAACACAGGTCGTCCGAATTCATCAATGAATCCCTCGTAATTCCATTCCATAGGAATAAACAAAGAATATAATCCCGACTTAGTCTGTCCATTTCTATTTCGTTTGGTAACATCTGAATCATTATATAGATTTTTAAAATTATCACCTCCTTTATCTAGGGCATTAGATGTACTTCCCATCATACACTTACCAACTACTCTACTACCTAAACGTAAACAAGTTTTTGTAACTCTCCAGTTATTTTTTATATTATCAGGTCTTTCCCACTTACCACTTTCATCATGAACTAGTAGGTTTAACTTTTCACCATCATAGCTGTTATCACCTGTATTTTTCCAGTCTATAGTTGTATCAAGACCTTGCATATCATCCACCTCTTCTCTTTCCCTCATTTTCTTACGAGTAAACTTTTTAGCTGGTACTCTATAAGCTAGTTCAGATTTAGGTCGATCCATACCATCTTGTATAGGTTTAAAAAAGAAAGGATAGTTTAAACTTATTGGTACAACCTTGTCAGTAAACATCTTTTTTGCATCAGCACCTGTTTTAGATAATATACCAAATCTACTATCACTTGCTAGAGTTGCTAGATTTACAGTCTCTGAAGAACTCATAAAAGAGAAACCAGAACGTCTATTTTTTAAATAGCACATTCCGTAGCTTCTTTTATCTGCTTTACAAGCTTCCCAAAATATATAGAATAATCTATTTGCTTCTCTAAAGTCCGGTGCCCCAACATCTATCTTCATAAACCAAAACCCTTCTTCTCTTCTTTTAAACTCTTCGTCTATATATCCATAATGCTTTTCTTTAAAATCATCTGGATAAACTTGCCAGTCAAATACTGTTTTAATTTTTTTAAAATCAGGATTAGGTGAAAACTGTTTCCACTTTTGTTCTTGTTTAATTTTGCTGCAAGAATAAATTTCTTTAGGTTGTTTAGGTAAAGCTATTTGTAAACCTTGTATTTCGATAACATCACCTATCATACCGGTTTTAGATATTACAACAACATCATTTTCTTTGTTATAACCATACTCCCACTTTTTAGATTTATTTAATCTTTTTATTGTAGTTAGTTTTACTGGCTCAACTATTTTATATAGTGTTTGCTCGTAACTCATTTTGATCTACCTTCTGCGAATCCTTTAAACTTATTTTCTTTTGCTTCTACAGTCTTGCCATCTAACATAGCTTCTTCCTCGTGAATCCTGTTTAGTATTTCAAACGCATCGAATATAGCTAACTTTTTTGTAGCTGCCGCGTTCTTTAATCTATCTGCTGATATATCTTCGTCTGAATCAACTATTTCTTCTCTAGCAACTTTAATAAGTTCTTCAACCGCTTTGTGCCCAGCTTGGATTATATTCTTCTTCGTTTCCTTGATATTCATATTTAATTGTAATAAATTTATTTAAAACTCTATATAATCTTTTACCTTCAATAATAAATTCATATTCACTATTTGGTGTAAAACCAACTAAAGTATTTAAATTATAAGCACCATCTGTATACTTTATAATACCAGTTAATGGTTGCTCATTATCGTTAGTTAGATTATTTGTAGATTTTATAGGTTGCACAAAACTATACCCAGGTGTAGCGATCCAATCGTTTCTTTTATATAAATACAATTGATCTTGTGATATTATATATTTATCTTCTTTCCAATAAGATCTACTATTCTTCTCTCTACCTTTAACATCGTGCCATCTTCTAAAAATATTATGATGCACTATTACTTCATCACCCACGTTAATAGGTGATTGAAATAATAATGGAGTAGCGATAACTTTTGCTAATCTATTTACATATTGATGATTAAAAACCTCAGTGTTTAATATTAAATTTTTATCACCAACTTTTGTAGAATTATTATATCTTTCACCTATTGGAGATACAATAAAATCTTTATAAGCTTTCATTAGTATTCTAGATTATACTCAACTGATATAGCCATATTTTTATTAAAATCTTTCCAAGGTATAACCACCTCTTCTTTTCTAATATAAATACAATACTTATCTTCTTCTTCTATTATATCACATATTTTGTGTCCGCCGTAAACTTCTTGTTGTACAGCATAATGCATTGAATCTGTTTTATAATCTTTACCTATAGTAATTTTTCTGATGATATTATTTTTCATCTTTATTTTCTTTAGGCCAGTTGATACTACCATCATCTAGATTAATATCATAAGTACCGTATTCCTTAGCTAACTTATCTTGCATAGTTTTAACTCCTTTTTGAGCTTCATCAAGACCGTGTAGTAAGTGATGTTTTTGAGCTTCAACCTTACCTATATTGAATTGTAATCCATTTATAGTATTAACTATTTTTTGTAATTCATCTAAATGAATATCTGATATTTTATCAACCTTTTGCTTAAGGTCGATAACCTTTTCTTTTTTTGCCATATTTAATTTAATTTAATTTAATTTATATTTTTTAGTATTCAAACCCAAGTTCAAGTCTTATTGGGCTTTTAAAACAAAGTTGTTCTTGATGATCAATTTGTTCACTTATATTTTTAACTGTCATTGTTGTCGTACCATCTACAGTAACAACTTCCATGGTTGGCCCACCAGTTTCACCAACTAATATATCTCCTGATCCAAATACAGTGAGAGGATTTGTTCCTGATACTGTTATTTGAACAGCAGCAGTTGAAGCGGCTTGATTACCAACTTGATTTAAATCTACATCTGTACCAAAATCAAAAGCACCATGAGCTATAGCAGCAACAAAATAAGTTTCATATCCTTCTGGTGTTTCGCTCATAGAAGATGCTGTTGATGTACCATCATCATAATTATACCCTGACGGATGAGTAAGAGAGTTATTAAACGGAACACCATCTGAACTTAATATTATTGTTGATCCTACTTTCCCAGAAGAATCACCAGTATTGAAAACACTATATCCAGTTAAATGATCTAGGTCGGAGGTGGTACTTTCGTCTATTAGTATTTTACCTATCATATGTCTTCTGTAACTTGCCGTAAACGTAGCGGTCATACCAGTATGAGTAATATCAAATCTAGGTGGAGCCACACCATTAATTGTTCTAGCAAAGAAGAGCGTAAAATCATGACTATTGCCTGCTGTTCCATTAGTACCCTGGATTATTCCGCTAATATTAGTTAGCTTAGCAGTACCTTTTGGAATGTGAAATTTATTCCAAGTAAATAAACAGTCGTTGTCAGAATATGCTGTACCCATAGAGGATGATGTAAAATCTGGTCTAACTGTTGTTTGATAAAATCTTGAGTTCATATCTTATTTTTTATTATTTTGTTGTTCTTGATTCTTTTTTGACGATCCGCCGAAAAAGAAGTCGACTACCGTATTAACCTTTGCGCTCATTGCGCCAAATATTGTAGAGATAAAACTTATCTCAAATTCTCCTAGCTCTAGATCACCTGTTACAAAGTATCTAAACATCATGAAGCTTAATCCAAAGTACGCAATCGTAAATAACGTTGCAAGTATTTTTTGAATAAGAGCGTCGTCTTTGTACATATCTCTAGCGCTCTTTCTGTCTTCGACTTCTTGTTTGAAGGCCTCTTGCTCTGCTTCAAGTAGTAATCGTTTAAGCGCAAGTTTCGCTTCATCTCTTTCTTTGTCCGTTGTAATAACTTTGTCAAGTATTCCTTCTGCATTTTTTACTACCGTGCTGAATAAGCCACCTACTAAATTCTTTATCATCGTTCATTATCTTTTATCATATCATCGATAGACTTATTCATGACCTTATCGGTGTATGATTTATTATTAAAAAAAATACTCTTTTCTGAAGTAGGTATATCTTCTTCACCAAGTAGTATTCTATAAATTCTACTTATTAAGTGCGAACACTTAAAGGAGGTTTTGAATACAGAGTATTTGATGGTTGTTCTGTTTCTGTGTCT